GAACATAATAGGCAAGTCTGGACCCGTTATATACACAATATCAAGAGACATGTTAATAGCACAAAAATATATCACTGATGCTGAAGTCAAAATATTATTATTAAACTATAATACCAAACCAGACCATTATGATGAAGATTGGGAAGCGATTGATGATGAAGAAAACGAACAAATTAATTCTAAATATGAATCTGAACTACGATTTATACAAGAAAGCAGCTTTAGAAACAATGTTATAAAAAATATATCAGAAAAGCTTACTAAAAACGTTTTAATAGTATTAGACCGACTCGATCATGGAAATAAATTGTTAGAATACCTACAAAAAGAGTTACCAAATAAAACGATATATTATATAAAAGGCGAAGTTGAAACTGAAGATAGAGAAAAAATCCGCAAATTAATGGAACAAGAAAATAATATTGTGTGTATTGCCATGTCCAAAATTTTCAGTACTGGTATTAATATTAAAAATTTGCATTATATAATTTTTGCAAATGCAGGAAAAGCAAAAATTAAAACAATTCAAACCATTGGTCGTGGAGTTCGAATTCTGGAAGGAAAAACAAAATTAATTATTTTTGATTTGGCAGATAATTTATATTATGGAAAAAGACACCTAGAAAGAAGAAAGGAAATCTATGAAAGCGAAGGAATCCAGCATCAAGTTATTGAAATCCAAGAGAGGTAGACCAAAGAAAAATCCTGATACATTTAATATTAGTAACAGCGTGTCAGATGAACAGATGTTTACTCCCAAAAAAAGAAGAGGAAGACCACCCAAGAAACACGATGACACGATTGATGACAGCGAAAACATAGAACAAGAATTAGAAGCAATAGAAAAAATTAAAAAACATACCATTGACGATCTAACCAAAGATGAAAAACCAGATAAGAAAAAATATTATGTTGATAATAAAAGATTAGAAGAACTTATAGCGCAATACAACAAAGATGAGATTATAGGTGACGAATTAGCAACTGCACTATATAATATAGCATATCGAATGAGCTTCTTACCTAACTTTATAAATTATTCGTGGAAAGAAGAAATGATTGGGGATGGAATTGTTAAAGAATTTAAAGCGTTAAAAAATAAAAAATATGATAGTTCAAAAGGAAAGGCGTTTTCATATTTCAGCATGATTGCATTCAATGCGTTTTGTAATAAGATCAAACAAGAAAACAAGAATACTGAAGTGTTGAAAAATTATCAAAAAGAACAATATGATTCGTTATTGTTTGAACAAAATGGAAACAACACTACAAATCAATATGGAGAAGATAATGAATAATCAAACCGTAACTCCACTTCCACCAGAATGTCCACCATTGGGATTACGTCCAAGATTTATCGTAGAAGAACAAAGACTAGACGAAATCGAAGCGGCAATGGGCAGATACATTTTTGCCAACATGGATATTCCCTTTGATTGGGTAGATGAATTTTTATATTTATTGTGGAGACAGAAAGTAAATAATCAAAAACGAAATAATGAACATATATAATTCACAAATAGCAATTATCTCTGATTTACACTTTGGCATACACTCTAATAGTGATGCATGGCACAAGATTATATTAGATTATGGCAAATGGTTAAAAAAGGAACTAGATAAAAAGAACATAAAAGATATCTTAATTCTTGGTGATATTTTTAATGATCGAGAAGAAATTGGAGTTAAAACGTTATACATAACTCAACAATTTTTTAATATTTTCAATACACCGAACGAAGTATACAACATAATACTCCTAACCGGAAACCACGATTCATATTTTAAAGATACATCAGATATTAATTCTGTCAGTATATTTAAAGGATGGAATAATATTACCGTAATTGATGAAAACCAACAATCAATCTTGTTTAAAAATCGAAAGCTTTCCTTCTGTCCTTGGGGTGCGAAATTAGAAGACATTCCAGACAATACGGATATTTTGTTTGGACATTTTGAAATTAACACCTTTAAAAAGAACATTTCTAAATTGTGCGATGACGGAATTGATTCAGACACTCTTTTGAAAAAGGCAACATGGATCATTAGCGGTCATTTTCATTTGCGGGATGAACGACAATATGCAAACAATCAGAAGATCATTTATGTTGGATGTCCATATGCACAATCTTGGAATGATTGCGGAGCAACCAAAGGATATTATATTTTCGATTTAGAAAAAATGTCTTATACTTTTACGGAAAATACCATATCACCAACATATTATAAAATACCACTCTCAAATCTTTTTATACCCGACAAGCTTGCTGATATTAAAAAAATAATACCTAACAACTTTATTAAAATATTGGTAGATAAAGAATTTGATTATACAAAATTAGAAAAGGTTATGAATACCTTATCGCTCTTAAAACCGCTGGAACTATCAAGCGATTTTGTACAAGAAGAATTAAAAGTTTCTGAAAACTATGAAAGCGTGCATTTAGATACTGAAAAGTTAATAGAAGAGTTTGTAAACAATCTTGATATTACAGCAATTAAAGATAAAGTATTAAAAGAGATTGAAGAAATATATAACAAAGCCATAACTAAAGTTAACATAGAAAGTGATTAATGAATAATAAAATTGGAATAGGAATTATAAGTTATAAACGACCAGAATTTTTTAAAGCTTGTATTGATAGCATACCAGACGGAATAGGAGCCATTTGCGTAGTTAATGATGATCCCGCCGGATATCCTAGAGATATCTATCCCAAAAAAATAAAACAAGTTTTACAGCATTCTAAAAATCTTGGAGTAGCATGTGCCAAAAACAACGCGCTTCGATATTTAATACAAGACGGATGTGATCACCTATTTTTAATAGAAGAAGATCAACAAATACTTGATCCAAAAATATTTGAAACATATATTAAATATTCTGAAAAGACAGGATTATGGCACTGGAATTTTTATGGTCATGGACCGGCAAACAAAACTCCAGATGGAATAAAAAATCCCAGACAAATTATAGATTATGGAGAAGGATTTGAGGTAGGATTTTTTCCAAATTGTATTGGAGCTTTTTCATATTATTTAAAAAATATTATCCGAGCAGTTGGATATATGGACGAAAGATTTTCATCATTAAGATGTTGGGAACATGTTGAACATACACATAGAATTATTAAAGCAGGATTAGCCCCAGCATTTTGGTGGTTTAATGATATATTAAACTCTGAACAATTTATTCAAGAACAACAAAACGCTATGGAATCTTCTGTAATTAGACATAATAATGAAGAATGGAATAAAAACATGAATTTCGGAACAGCACTATATCAACATTTGCATGGAAATATTCCAACAAAAGTTCCAGATACATCTCCAGAAAATCTTATTGAAATATTGAATAATATTCAAAAAACATATTCTAGAAAAGTATTATAAATGAAAATAGGCGTCAGTATAACAACATATAATGCAGAACATTATTTAAAAGATTTATATAATTCTCTTCCTTTAAATAAAATAGATGAACTTGTTATTGTTAATGGTGGTGATCCATATAAAGATGAATATTCTGCCAAGTGGATACAACACACAAAAAATGAATATCCCGGCAAATCAAGAAACGATGGATTAGAATATCTTATTTCCAAAAATATCGATCATTTTTTTTTATTTGAAGACGATATGATTGTAAAGTCGTCAGATATATTTGAAAAATATATTGATGCTAACAAACAAACAAATTTACATTATTTTTCGTTTCCAAGTACAAGTTATTATTCTGGAATACCAAATGCTCGTACACCAAAACTTCAAATTCAATATTCTAAAACATGTTCAATTAATTTTTATCCTCATATGTGTAATGATTTTGCTTATATGAGTAAAACGCTTATTAAGAAATTAGATAGTTTATATATTGCAGAATTACCAACCGGAATTACAGGATTTGATGTTGAACTAACATATCGGATTTCATTAACAGGATTAGCAAGTAAATTTTGGTGGTTTGCAGATGTTGCCAATTCCGACGATTTAATAATGAATAATCCAAGAACAATTAGCAGAATGTTAGGAAAGAAAAATTACGATGAAATTCGAAACGAATTTTTCAATATTTTTTATAAAAAATATGGATTTCATATAGTACAAATTCCACAAACATCACAAGAAGATTTTATTAAATTTATAAAAGAAAGAATTAAAAATGAAAATTGATGCCTTTATACCGTGTGCTCCAAAAGACTTATTTCGTATAAAATTAGTAATTAAATATATGTTAGAAAATATTAAAGAAATTAATGATATACACATCTGCACACCAACCAAAATAACACCTATCGCAATTGACACTCCAATATATTATCATTTAGATTTTGACATTTTACCAAACGTTCAACCATTTAATTGGAAATTTAGACCAAATTGGATATATCAACAGTTTATTAAATTGTTTCAAAATGTTACAAATACAGAATATTATTTTACTCTAGATGCAGATACATTAATTATAAAAAAGTTACCATTATTTGAAAATAATAAACCTATTTGGTATAGGGGATATGATCAAACAGACGGAATAACAGACAATATACCAATATGTCCACAATATAGGGCATTTAATAATATATTTTTTCCTAATTATGATCCAACATTACACAAACATACTTTTATTAGCGATATGAATCTGTTTAATAAAAAATTTATAAATGAAATAATGAATTATATAAACTTAACTCCAAGTCAATTAATAGAAAAATCATATAAAATTACATCTGTTAAATGTCATATTGCCGAACCAGAATTCTATGGATATTTTATTTTTAAAAAGTATCCAGATTATTATATATATAAAAAAATAAATCAAAAACAATCAGGAAAATTACAATATAATCCCTATGATTGTAATTGGACACAACAAGAAGTTAAAAACATTATTGAAAACGCAAAAAATGAAAATTATGATGTTATAAGTATGCATTCGTGGTGCATACCATCACATAATTGGAATGATAACACAATTAACTTAATTTAAACATGAAAATATCTATTGGAATAAACGGTTATAAATCATATGATAAATTAGAAAAGAGAGAACAATTATGTATAGATTCTCTTTTAAAATTTAAATCTAAACGTGAAAATGTTGAATTATATAATATTTGTTACGAACATGAAAATATAAATTATAACGGATTTAAAACTATATTTATGCCGTTTAAAAATAATAAATTACCATTTGTTTGTGATATTCTTGATACTTTATCTAAAACTGAATGCGACATATTTTTATTTATGAACAATGATATTGTAGTAAGTAATAAACTTTATAATATCTTTGATGAACACGAAACATATGCCATTTCACGAATGCATCTACATAGCCTAGAGTCCTTAGACGAAGAATTAAAAATGCAAGCCTATAGTGTACACGGATTTGACGCTTTTGCTTTCAAAAAAACATGGTGGAATAAAAATTCTAATAAGTTTTTAAATTATTATATAGGAAAACCATATTGGGATACTCATTATATGGTTATTTGTATGTTAAATAGTAATTGTAAAGTTGTTAATAAATTGCCACCAGTTATATTTCATGCAGAGCATCACAGTACAGCGTGTACAACAATTGACAAAGAATCTTTGTTTAATGAAAACGAAGCAAAAAAACATCCAGAAATGCAATATTGGTGGAATTATGTTTTTACTATTTTAAATAAAAGACAAACATATAATAATATATTATGGTATTTACCATTCGATAATGAAGAAGACTTAGAAAAAAGATATTTTAAAAAATGAAAAAAATAATAATCTCTTTCGCTAGTCAAAGTAATCACTATGGAACAAATAGATTTTTTAGATCACAAGAAAATCTTATTAATACTGCTAAAAAATATTTCGATGGTTATGTTTCATATACTAAAGAAACATTAGATTCAAAGTTTATTAAAGAAAATTACGATATAATGAATCAACAAAAAGGGTGTGGTTATTGGTTATGGAAACCATATATAATTTTAAACACCTTAAAACAATTAGAAGACAATGACATATTATTTTATGTTGATGGTGGAAATAGTATTGTTAACGATCCTAAATGTCTTTTTGATTTAGTTTTAAAAGACAAAAAAGGACTTATTTTATTTGATAATAGAGATGGAGCACCAGCAAATACTATATGGAAAAATTCTCAATGGACAAAATATGATTGTTTTAAAAAAATGAACTGTTTAGGTGAAGAATATATAAAAGGAAACCAAGTTAATGCATCATATGTTCTTTTAAAGAAAAATAATTTTACCGAAAAGTTTATAATAGAATTCTATAATTATTGTCAAGATGTTGATATATTAACAGATATTCCAAATAAATTAGGGGAAAATTTTTCTGATTTTATTGCACACAGGCATGATCAATCAATATTATCACTTCTTTCTATAAAATATAATATTACAATTGCTATTGATCCATCAGAATGGGGCAAAAATTATAAAACTGATAAATACAATTATCCTGTAATTTTTTGGCATCATAGAGGATTTTTTTGAAATGAATATTAAAACTATATATGTTCACATCGACGCTAATACACTGCCATTTTTAAATGAATTGGAGCATTCTGATTATGTTTTTTCTTCATTACCCGAATATGCAAAATACAGTTTTGATAGCATTCGAAAATACACTGCAACAGAACCAATATTAATCAATGATATATCTCTATATAATGATAAACTTACTAATTTTTTTAATATGTGCAAACAAGGATTTCCAGCTTTTTATAAAGATAAATTTTGGTTACTTACATTATTACGTTTATATATAGTTTATTTATATGTAATAGAAAATAAAATTGATAAATTTGTACATCTAGAATATGATAATTTAATATATCATAATTATGATGTTTTTAATAATTTGCCAAATGGTATTTATTTTAATAAAGTTGGTCCAGAATTAGGTTCTGCTGGTATAATATATTGTAATAGTATTAATCATTTTATAAAATTTTTTGAAAAAATAGAACAACTTTTAATTAAAGGACATTTATATGTATCTAAGTTTACAAATTATCCGACTATAGGTGAAATGGTAATGATAGATTTAATACATAAACATACTACAGATATTATATCTTATTTTCCTTTACTTCCAATTGATAAATTTTATAATTTTACAAATATGGTATTTGATGGTGCATCATATGGTCAATATATTTCAGGAACTCCATTTCATCCTTCTGGATTTTACGATTTGCGTCATTATGTAGGACAACTTTTACACCATAAAAAAATTTCAATAATACTTGAAGATAAACCATATTTATATTTTAATAATGAAAAGTATAAAATATTTAATTTACATATACACAGTAAAAAATTAAAGGAATATATAAAATAAAGGAACTATATGCAATTTCAAAAACTAGACGGATTAAGAACCAATTTATATTTAAATGAAAAAATTAGTAGCGGTATGCCGTTTGCAGCAGGTAAAATAGGAAATTGTGAATTAATGTGCATTTATAATTATTATTTTTTCCAATCAAAAAATCAACCAATACAATGGAACCAAACAATAATAAATGAAATATATAAAAACGCAGGAGTGTTTCCTCAAACCGAACAACAAAGAATAAAATTTGTTTTAACATTAGAAAAAAGCATTGAAAATATAGACGGATTAGTTTCTTGGTCAAATTTTAATAGAGAATTTGAAGCCCGTTTTATAAAAAGAAACAATTCAAATTGCACGCTATTAGATTTGGAAGGATTAGAACCATATTATTTTGGATATCCTTGGACACAATACTTAAAAAATAAAACTGTATTAGTTATTTCTCCATTTAAAAAAAGTATTGAATCGCAATTTTTACGACGAAACAAAATTTGGGACGATAACCGATTATTGTGTTTTAATCTTAAAACCTTAGAATTTCCACTATCACCAGCCATAAACAATAATAAAACAGATTATCAAACATGGAATGATCTTATAGACGCATATAAGTATAAAATTAGTAACGAAAACTTTGATTTTGCTATTGTTGGAGTTGGAGCGGCATCATTGCCATTATGTTCATTTATAAAATCTATAAACAAACAAGCAATACATTTGGGAGGCCCAACTCAAATACTATTCGGGATTAAAGGATTACGATGGGATATGACAGATGCAATCAGATGTTTTTATAATGAAAATTGGATTAGGCCATCAGAAGAAGAAAAACCTATTAGTTATAAAGAAATTGAAGATGGTGGTTATTGGTAATGATTACTACAGACTATATTACAGGTAATACCTTTAAAACTTTATCAAAAATATATTTAGATGAAGATAAACCATATATTACAAAAGAAGAGTTAAATAAAAATTCTGATATAATTTTTGTTAAAAGCGATTATATATCTAAATTTAAACAAAAAATATTACCATTAATAAATTATAAATTTAAATTAATAACACACAATTCAGATACTGCCATGCCATATCCATACATTGATCTTTTAGAAGACAATAGATTGCTTCATTGGTATGGAATGAATGCCAATTTAGAACATAATAAATTTACTCCAATACCAATAGGTATTGCAAATGAAAAGTGGCCACACGGCAATAAGCAGAAATTATTTGACATTTCACAAAAAAATAATAAAAAAGATAAATTAGTTTATTGCAATTTTGATCCAGATACAACATATTATAGATATGAAATTATTCAAAAGCTTAAAAATAAATCATTTATAGATTTTGATTTTGTTAAACGACCTGTAGAAGAATATTGGAATATTATGTCGCAATATCAATATATTATTTCTCCAAGAGGTAATAGCATAGATTGTCATAGAGTGTGGGAAGCTATTTATTTAGGCGTTGTCCCAATTATTGAAAATCATATTGCAATGAATAATTTTAAAGAATTGCCAATTCTATTTATTGATACTTGGGAATCCTTATCAATTGAATATCTATTGAAATTTTATAAAAACATAATAAATAACAATGAAAAAGCACTATTTAACCATTATAAAACATTAATAATTTAATTATGATCACAGATAAAATATATTGTTTACATCATCCACCATTAATTAAAAGGAAAGAAGCCATTTTACAAAGCTTTGAAAAATTACATATGAATGTTGAATGGGTAGAAAACTTTTCTCCACAAGAGATAGAAACAATACCCGAAGGATGTAAAAGTAAAGGACAAGTATCGTTATATCTTAAACATAAATACTGTTTACATGAACAATTAAAAAATAAATATAATCGAATTTTAGTATTTGAAGATGACTGTTTAATTCCAATCAATTTTGAACCATTTTATCATAAATGTATTGAAGAATTTGATGCATTAAATGGCGATATAATGTTTTTAGGAGTTTGTTGTCAACTTGATGTAATTAATCCAATACCGAATAAATGTGTTTATTATGATCCAAGTTATAAAAGTCGATGTACTCATTGTTATGTTATTACGTTATCATGTACTGAAAAAATAATAAAACTTATTGATGAAAATATTATTCCTATGGATTTTAAATATAATGAATGTATTGAAAAAACAAAAGTAAAAAGTTGTTATACTTATCCTGCCGTATATCAAGGTACGGAATCGGGATTATATTGGACAAGTTTATATGTGATGTGATTATGGCAATATTAAAACAATTTAATTTATTATTTATACACATTCCTAAAAATGGCGGAACAGCTATTATTAATACGTTAGGAATGGAAATGAATGGACATTATAGATGGGATACCCATCCATATTTTAATGAAAATTTTTATAAATTTTCTACAATTAGAAATCCTTGGGCAAGGGTAGTTTCTGCTTATAATTATGCACGATTAGAACAAAGTTATTGGCATTCAATAAAAAATTGTAAACATCCCGATTATGACTTACTTAAAAATTTAACTTTTGAAGAACATATTAATCTATTAATCAAAAATAAAAAAATATTTGAACATGGATGGGACGAACAATCTACATTTGTTTATGATAATAATGATAATTTAAAAGTTAATAAATTAATACGATTAGAAAATTTAAATATTGAAATTAATCAAATGTTTAATGAATTAAACCTACCTTTAAATATAAATATACCAATTATTAATTCTTCTGCATCAACAGATTATAAAAAATATTATACAAATACAGATTTAATTGATAAAGTTGCGTATGTTTATAAACGAGATATTAATAATTTGAAATATACTTATGAAAATTAAATTAGCTTTTACAGATTTTTGGTCAGGATTTGAACCATCAATCGATCCAATTTTTGGCAAATTATTAAAAGAAAATTTTAATATTGAATATAATAATATATCTCCAGATTTTGTAATTTTCAGCGCATGGGGCGATTCTTTTAGAAGATATAATTGCAAAAAAATATTATATACTCCTGAAAACTTTTTTGTGCATTCATATCCAGCATTCGAAGGACAATTGGGGTTAACAAATTTATATAAATATGCAAACTTTTCTATTACATCATTTGATTTAAAAGATTCAAGAAATTTTCGAATGCCTTGTTATATTAGAAGATATGGATATGATATTAAAAATGATATTTGTAATAGAAATTTTAATAAGAGTTTAAAAACAAAAAAGATTCTTTTTTTACATAATTGTGATCATGAGTTTCGAAACAACTTTGCATTAGAACTTAATAAACACATTCAAGTAGATAGACCAGGTAGATGTTTACGAAATATGAACATAACAGTAGATGATAAAATTGAATTTTCAAAACAATATAAATTTTTATTAGCATTTGAAAACTCATCAACAATCAATTATAATACAGAAAAGATAACAGATGCCTATGTTTCAAAATGTATTCCAATTTATTGGGGAGACGCAAACATTGAAAACGATTTTAATAAAGACAGTATGCTTAATTACCACAGATATTCAAATCAAGAACAATTTATTCAAAAGATTATAGAAATGAATAATAATGATGATCTTTATTATCAAACCCTATTAGCTTCACCAATAATTAATAATGAATTATTTAATCCACTATTATTCATTGAATTTATGAAAGATATTTTAAATAAAGGATAAAACATGGAAATATATTATACACCAGCAGGATCAGATCAAATTATTAAAAACTTTTTTGTATCTAAAAATATAATTAATGGAACATATTTAGATGTAGGAAGTATGGATGGAAAAAGATTTAGCAATACATATCTTTTAGAAAAACATGGATGGACTGGTATTTGTGTTGAAGCCCATCCCTCTTATTTTAAATTTTTAAAAGAAAATCGTCCAAATTCTAAGTGTTATTCTTGTGCAGCAGGAGACGTTGACAATACAGATGTTGAAATTAATTTAAACTATCGAGCTAGCCTTACTTCTCTAGATTTTAGCAAAGAACAACATTTTAGAGAGCATTATAATCAATGGTATGCTGATCGATCACAAAGAGAAATAAACGGATTTTTAAACGGAAAACATACTGTAAAAATGAGAACATTAGATTCCATTTTAAATGAAAATAACTATACTAAACTAAATTTAATAAGTATCGATATAGACGGTAGTGAAAAATATGCATTTAATGGATTAACTATTGATAAATATTCGCCAGAATTAATAAGTTTAGAGTGGTCAGTAAATGGAGTTGATTTTACAAATGAATACGCTGCTAAATTTGGATATACAAAGGGAATAATGCAAGAAGCAGATATTTTTTATGTAAAAAATGATGAAGATTATAATATTTTAAAAAATATTAAAGTATCCGGCGTTTATATGGAATCTAAACATCCGTGTGATTGAAGGTAAATTATGGAAAAAATATATTCAAACGTTGAAAAAAATAAATTATTACATATTATTCATAAGGTTTCTGATTTTAACAAAAGAAATAATTTATGTGATGAGTCTAGCTTTTTGCAAGTTGCAACTATTGAATTACAAAAAGACCAAACATTTAAACCACATAAACATATTTTTAAAGATATAAATTATAAAACAACAATTGCACAAGAATCGTGGATCATAATACAAGGAAAAGTTAAAGTTATATTATACGATATTGATGATACAATTTTAAAAGATGTTGTATTAACATCTGGAGATTGTTCAATTACATTTGAAGGTGGGCATAATTATATTAGTTTAGAATCAAATACATTAGTATATGAATACAAGACCGGTCCATATGAAGGTGTTGAAAAAGATAAAAGGTTTATATATGAATAGAACAAATTTAATTTTTAATGAAATATTGCCAAATAGCACTGGATTAGAAATAGGAGTTTGGAAAGGTGATTTTTCTGAAGAAATATTAATTAACAAAAAACCAAAATTATTATATCTTTTAGACCCTTGGGAATTTTTTCCTGAATACCCGGATCGATGGTATGGCGGAACAAGCGCCAACAGTCAAAAAGATATGGATGAAATTTACAATAATGTAGTATCTCGATTTAAAAATTTTAATAATATTAAAATTTTAAGAATTAAATCTAAAGATGTATTACAATATATAAATGAAAATACATTAGATTGGGTATATATTGATGGCAATCATAGTTATGATTTTGTATTGTCTGATTTAAATATCAGTTTTATATTATTAAAAAATAATGGATACATATTAGGTGATGATTACGGTGAAGAGGTTAAAGATGCAGTCTTAACATTTTGCAAAAATAATAATATGTTTATTAAATATGTAATAAATCGTGAAAGCCAATATTTAATTAAGGTTATAAAATAAAATGAAAAAAATTAATATGGGATGTGGTAAACGAGATTTTGGTCCAGATTGGATTCATATCGATGGTGGTGATTATAATCATTTAAATTATAAAGATATTACTAAACTACAATTTGAAAATAATTCTATTGATTTAATATATGCATCTCATGTAATTGAATATTTTGATAGAAATGAAATAATAGATATATTATTAGAATGGAATCGAGTTTTAAAACAGAATGCAATTTTAAGAGTTGCAGTTCCCGATTTTTCTACTTTATCTAATTTATATTTAAATCAAAATTTATCTTTAAATAAGATTTTGGGTCCACTATATGGTAAAATGCAAATGGGAAATAATACAATATATCATAAAACAGTTTATGATTTTTTATCTTTAAAAGATGTTTTATTAAAAACTGGATTTTATAATATAACTAAATATGATTGGAGAAAAACTGAACATTCACAATTTGATGATCACTCTCAAGCATACATACCACATATGGACAAACAAAACGGTACACTTATAAGTTTAAATGTAGAAGCATTAAAGGAATAATATGAATTTTAATATAGTAACAGAGTTTGAACAAAAAGTTTCAGATTTTTTTGGAGCACCATATGGGGTTGCAACAGACAGTTGTACACATGCCATTGAATTATGTCTTAGATATACAAACGCTAAACAAATTTTTATACCAAAACATACATATATAGGAATTCCACTTCTTGCGAAAAAATTAAATATTGATCTATTATGGAATGAAATAAGTTGGGAAAAATATTATTTTCTTACTACAGATATAATTGATGCAGCAGTGTTTTGGGAAAAAAACGGATATATACCAAACACCTTTATGTGCTTAAGTTTTCAATATCAAAAACATTTAAATATCGGTCGTGGTGGCATGATATTATGTAATAATCAAAAAACATATGGTATATTAAGCAAAATGAGCTATGATGGAAGAAAAAGAGATATACCGTGGAGAGAACAAAACATTGATACCATTGGATATCATTATTATATGACTCCAGAAGCCGCACAAATTGGATTGAACAAATTAAATAATGCCATAAATACGATCCCAAAAAAATGGAATATAAACGATTGGCCCGACGTATCAAAAATGAAGGTGTTTAATGAATAATAAAAAAGCATTAATAACAGGAATTGCTGGACAAGATGGTAGTTATTTAGCAGAATATTTATTAACTCTTGGATATGATGTATATGGAATTATCAGACGAAATTCAACACCAGAACATCAAGAAACAAGACTTCACAATTTTTCAGATAATATAAAAACATATTATGGAGATTTAACAGATATTTCTAGTTTAACAAAAATTTTATCAGAAGTACAACCTGATGAAATTTATAATTTGGCAGCACAAAGTCATGTAAGAATTAGCTTTGATGTTCCAGAATATACTGCACAAGTCAATGCATTAGGCGTTTTAAATTTATTAGATGTATATAAATCTATTTGCCCAAAAGCCAAGTTTTATCAAGCAAGCTCATCCGAAATGTTTGGAAACAGCATTGACGAAGATGGATTTCAAAGAGAAACAACACCAATGCATCCAGTTAGTCCATATGGTTGTGCAAAATTGTATTCCTATAGTATTGTTAGAAATTATAGAAAATCTTACAGACTTCACACATGTAATGGAATACTTTTTAATCATGAATCGCCAAGAAGGGGGTCTAACTTTGTAACAACAAAAGTAATAAAAACTGCTATTGAAATTAAAAATGGATTAAAAGACAAACTAGAAATGGGAAATTTAGATTCTTATAGAGATTGGGGACATTCTAAAGATTATGTGCGTGCAATGCATATGATTATAAATTATGAAAAACCTGATGATTTTGTCGTTTCTACTATGCAAACTCATTCAGTAAGAGAATTATGTAAATACGTTTTTGAAAAATTAGACTTAGATTATAACAATTATATTGTTCAAAATCAAAAATATTTAAGACCAGAAGAATTAAAATATCTTAAAGGGGATTCAACTAAAGTTAGAACAATTTTAAATTGGAAACCTGAATATACTTTTGAAACCCTACTAGATGAAATGATTGATTATTGGGTAAAGATTATAAATAACAAAAAAAGCAATATTAGTTGATTTCCATTATCAAAAAGTATATACTTATAGTATGAAAAATATAGCATATACTTTCTCTGATGTATTGATACAACCGAAATATTCTGAAATTGAATCTAGGTCTAAAGTAGATATTTCAACAAAAATTGGAAATTGTATACTTAGATTACCAATACTATCCGCCAACATGAAAACCATAACAGGGGCAAAAATGGCCGCAACAATAGCCCGATATGGTGGCCTTGGAATATTGCACCGATTTTGTACAATCGAAGAAAATGTTCATATGTTAAAAGAAGCTTTTATAATATCCGGTGAAGAGATAACGGGAAAACATCCCAATATCGGCGTTTCTATTGGCGTAAAAGATGAAGAAAAAAAGAGAGTTGAGGAATTATATAAAATTGGTGCTCGCATATTTTGTATTGATGTTGCACACGGTCATCATATACTTGTTAAAAATATGATTCGTTGGATTAAAGGTAATTATAATGATATCACAGTTATAGCCGGAAACATTGCAACATGGGAAGCAGCACTAGACTTGGCAGAATGGGGGGCAGACGCAGTTAAAGTCGGAATAGGACCGGGCAGCGTATGCCAAACGCGAGAAAAGACCGGAGTTGGCGTTCCTCAATTGACTGCGCTTGAAAACGCCTATTCTGCAATGACCGGATTGAAAACGCCCATATCGATAATTTCAGATGGCGGAATTGTAAAAATAGGAGATATTCCAAAAGCGTTGAGATATGCTGATGCAGTTATGGTTGGATCGTTGATTTCAGGCACCGCAGAGACACCAGGTGGCGTTTACCGCAATCCAAACGATGAACTCTACAAGGTCTATGGGGGATCGGCTAGCGGTGAGAACAAAGGAGAAAATCGCTTTGTGGAAGGCATGATGAAAACTGTAAAGTTTAACGGAAAGGTTAAATATATTTTACGAGATATTGAACATGGTGTACAATCTGCCTTTAGCTATGTTGGAGCTAATAATTTAGCAGAGTTTCAACAAAAGTGTGATTTTCTTAATATAAGTAATGGTGGAAGACAGGAAAGTAAAATATAAAGGAAAAATTATGGCAGGAAAAGGATCAAACCCACGCCCCGTTAATAAAAAAGTTTTTGATTCGAATTTCGATGAAATTGATTGGAAAAATTCTGCTGAAGCTAGAAAAATAGTAGGATTAGCGTTTGTTGGCAATATGGCAGAATTAGAAAAAGAACTTAAAAATCAAGACAAAAAAGTAAAAACAGTTAAAACTAAAATCGGAAAAGCAGTTAGGTTTATATATAAATGATTCGAAGCATTGAATTTTTAGACGGATTTCCAATAGATTTACCATATATCGGTAAAAAACCGTTTGTGTTTAAAGATGGTATTAATTTATTATTCGGACCAAACGGCTGTGGTAAAAGTACGATTATTAAAACATTGAAAGGATATTGTGCTATTCAAACTGGCGGATGGACCGCACCAAGCACACCAAACGAATTAGGAATTGGCAGACTAAATGGAGCAGACTATCCCCATTGTTATTCGGCCTATACTCCCGCAAACTGCAAAGCAACCGTCGTATGGGACGGAACCCCTTCGATTTATAATGACGGAGAATGTTCTTTAAATAAACTTTCCTATTTCTATAACTTTAAAAAAGATTTTGATGATGGTATTACAGATAAAAACGATGTTATCGATTATCTTGAAAAGACTCCATCTTCTGGACAATATCGAGCCAGTAAGCTTAACAAAGTGTTAAACATGGTCAAAGTAGGACCGCCACAATATAAAAAAGAAGACTTTGGAAACTTTCCAGCAAAAGATGATAAAATCTATTCACAAAGAGAATTCCAATTTTGGAATTATATAAACAAGTTATATACTGAAAATTTTGGAACTGGAAAAAATACAATACTATTGGACGAACCAGAACGATCACTTAGCCATCTAAAACAAAAAGAATTCTTTTTTAAAGTATTGCCAGAAGAATTAAAAAATTATCAGGTTATAATTGCCACCCATTCGATTTATGCGGCATTTACACCAAATGCCAACATTATTGAAATGGAAGATGGATATATCGCAGGGCTAATTAATGCAATTAAAGAGATAAATCAATATTTAGATAAAAAAGAAACAAATCAGCAATTAGAATTTAAACTATGAAAAAAATAACATTTAAAAAATTATCCATAACCAACTTTCTTTCGTTTGGAAAGGAAATCATTATACCCCTTGATAAATCAGGAATTTCAATTATAACCGGCTATAATTTAGATAAGGGTGATGGAAATGGTGTGGGTAAAAGCGCAATTGTGGATGCCTTTTTCTTCGCACTTTTTGGCGAAACTCTTAAAGATTTAAAAAAAGAAGAAATTGTTAATAATCTTGCAAAAAAGAACTGTAAGGTTGTTTTAGATTTTGATATTGATAAAAATGGAACAATAACAGCATACCGAATCGAAAGAGGACTTTCTCCATCTTTCTGTAAAATATTTGTCAACGGGAATGAAGAAAAGACACTTTCAACGATTCCAGTAACTGATAAATATATTCTTAATTTGATCAACTCCACACCAACGGCTTTTCGCAATACTCTTACCATGTGTATTAATAACACCATTCCATTCATGAGCCAGAAAAGAAATGAAAAACGTGCTTTTATAGAAGGAATTTTACGGCTAGAGTTATTTAAAATAATGGGAAAAATTGCAAAAGAAAACTATGATACACTCTTTAAAGAATATGAATTTACTATTAAGAACTATGAAGAAAACAATAGAAATATTCAAATATATTTAGAAAGCAAAGACAAGTTTGAAAAAAATCGAACAGAAAAACTTGCCGAATTAGTTCAACGTAAAACACAATTTTTAAAGAATATTGAAAATTTTACAAAATGTATGGTTTTTGTAGATACTAAAGAATATCAAAAGCTGGTTTCCGAAATAGAGCAATTAACCAAACAGGTTGAACTTGTTGAAAGGGAATATAACATTATAAGTGGTGCCATTACCGCGCTAGAAAGCACTAAAAAACTTAATCTTTCAAAAATCAATACGTTGGCAATCAAGGCAAAAACGCTAAAAGAGGAATATGACAAATTTCCAAAATATGATGGCAACATTAAAACTGTTGAGGATTGTCAAACCTTTATTATAAAAACAAGGGAAGAGATTGATAAGCATAAAACGGATATCGTTGAACACAACAGGGACATACGCGACCTAGAAACCAAAATTAACAACATTAGAGAAATGGGAACCTTTTGTGATAAATGTAAGCGCCCGTTTCCAGATAATGATATTAAAAAGAATGAGACAGAAATAAAAGCAGCAAGAGAATTAATTTCAAAACACACATTTGAAGTTGCCAACTTGCTAACTATTATTGAAAACAAAAAGCAAATGATTTCTAAAGCAGAAATAATTTCTCAAATCATGTCTCTCAACAATGAAAGAAAGACAATCATAGCCGAAAACGAATCAATTGAAAACACGCTTTTAAAAAATAAAGAACAATTTGTTCAAAAACAAGAAAAATCTAAAGAGATTAAAGAATTATTAAAAAATGCTCAAACGAAAAAAGATACTATACAAGCACAAATTAATAAAAACACAATAACTGAAAACCTTATTAAAAATGATAAGACAAATTTACAATATTGTGAGGAAGATATTATAAAACTTGAAAAAGAAAAGAATCAATTCATCGACCTAATTCTCATAAGTGAAAAAAAGAAGATAGAATTTGAAACTCAAATAGCCAACTATAAAGAAAAAGTTGCGATTTATGATGTAATTAAATTTGTTGTATCAGACGAAGGCGCTAAATCCAGCATCATTAAAAAATTGTTAGGAGTTCTCAATGAAAGAATTGCATATTATTTGAATAAAATGGATGCAAACTGTCAAATGACCTTTGATGAATATTTTGAAGATAAAATAATTAATGATAAAAAGGTCGAATGTTCTTATCATAACTTTTCTGGTGGCGAACGCAAACGCATTGATTTAGCCTGTTTGTTTGCTTTTATGGATTTACGCCGAATACAGGGCGATGTTTCGTTTAATCTAGCCTTTTATGATGAATTGCTTGATAGCGCATTGTCAATAAACGGATCGGAAAAGGTTTTTGATATTCTCAAAGAACGAACAGACAAATATAATGAAGCGTCATTTGTTGTTACGCATAAGAAAGAAAACTTGAAAAATCAACTAATTAGTGATATTATATATCTTGAAAAAAGCGGCGGAATTACAAAATTAGGAGTTTATACAAAATGAATATGTTTTGCCCATATTGCCGAACTCAACTATCAATAGAAAAACAACCACTAGATAAACCAGTTACACTTAAAGAATTTATAACAGAAAAATATCCGTGGTTTAAAATTAATTCGTATCATGAAGCAAATATTAAACAACTAGAAAATTGTAAAGATTTTAAATTATATTTATATGGTAAAAGACAAGTTGGATTATCGACACTATTATGTTTATATGTTATCTGGAAAATATATAACGGATCAACATTAAATTTTACCATTTCTTCGTTTACACAACACTCAACAGATGCTTTGTTTGATAAATTTACTACATTATTAAGAGAAGGTATGAATGGACACTTATCTTATATTCATTATACTAAAAATGCTATAGCAATTGTTTCAAATAAAAGCGGAAAAGAAACAATAATTCAGTTTTTTAATATATGTTCTCCTTGGATAATGCGTGGAACTCCAATAGATGAGCTAATTTTAGATAATACAGATTATTATACAAATTTTAAAACAAGCGAATATGAATTGTTTCCAACAGTTAAGGAACGTATTATTAAAGCAACAACTTTAGAAAATATGACAGTAGTTGGAACAGAAGTATGATTATAGGAATTACAGGAAAAGCCGGTGCAGGTAAAGATACCATTGCGGATTATCTTATAAAAACACATAATTATAAAAAAATATCACTTGCCGATCCAATAAGACGCATAATACAAGATGTATTTGTTTTATCACATGAACAAGTATGGGATCGAGTCGAACGAGAAAAGCCACTCCCACAGTGGAACAATTGGACCGTTAGAAAATTACTTCAAATCATTGGCACAGAAAGTATGCGGAATATAATTGATGATGAAATATGGGTTAAACATGCATGGTTTACAATAAAAAAACAATTAGAACAGAATCCAGATTTAAATTTTGTAATTCCTGATATACGATTTCCAAACGAATTAGAGTATTTTCGTAGACGTATTCCAGCTAGAACATATCCAACCGGCGAAACGTATGCTCAATTTGAATGCTGGAAAGTATTACGAGACGGCTGTGATGGTAATGTTGGAATTAAAGGTCACGCCAGCGAACAATATGATCTAAAAGCGGATTGTCTATTATATAACGGTGGAACGTTTGAAGATTTATACGAACAAATTGAATTGTGCTTACAGGGTGGATAAAATGAACAAAAAAATTCAAATAATATCAGCAACTAAAACTTCTTTAAAAGAAACTGTTAAAGATAAGAAAGAATTATTATTAATTGCACAATCTATTGATTATATTGATGCAACATTTCATATAAAACACGATAATTCTGAATCTTTAGCAAAAGTTTATAATAAATATATTACCAATGAATTTAAAAATGATATTTTAGTTTTTTGTCACGATGATGCAATCATTGAAGATGCATTATTAAATAAAAAACTAAATGATGCAACGGAACAATTTGATATAGTGGGATTGGCTGGTATTAAGGCTCCCATAACGCTTAAAAGCCCCGCCCTGTGGCATTTGATGGGCAACCCTAGTCAGTACAGCGGTGCCGTAGCGCACTTCGACAAAGACGGTTCTAGACGTTTTATGACTAGTTTTGGACCTATGCCAGAAAGAGTTGTTTTGCTAGATGGAGTTTTTCTTGCAATAAATACAGAAAGAATATTAGAAAAGGGATTACAATTTGATGAAAATAATCCTGCTAAATTTCATTTTTATGATTTAAATTTTTCTCTAGATGCCAATAAACTAGGATTAAAACTTGGAACTTGGCCGATTTGGTGTACACATCGTTCTCATGGATTAGAAAATCCTACAGAAGAATGGAAAACTGGAGAATCATATTTCTTGCAAAAATATTCTTAATTGATAAATAACCTCAAAGGAATTAATTATGGCTTTAGAATTTAAGAAACAAGACCCACAACCAGTACAAAATAAGGGATTTGAAGAAGTAACCTATACATCAACCGAAATAGGACTGCCCGTTCCACCAATCGGAATTCCAATGGGATTTCCATCAGTTCATAAAATTAGCGTAAACAAAAAAGCGGTTCCACCGCCACCATTAGCGTTGCCCGGTTCTGACCTCAAACGTGCTATAAATTACCTTGCTGATTATAGCGGTTGCGGATGGTGGAGATTGGGAGCACCTGAATTATTGTTGAACTATGGTCAAAAAATGATTATTAGCAGTCTTACAACAATGGTTGTAGACCCAAGATTTTATACTTCTGGATTTTGTGCAATTAAACTACAGCGTCAGGCTACACCAGTTCAGAAAGAGTTTGTAAAGTTTTTGAAAGTTATGGGAACACATTTTGGAGCTAAGGTATGTTATGAATTGGATGATGTTGTGCTGGAAGAAGATATTCCACTTTATAATCGATGCAGAGATGCATTTACTGATCCAGAAATACGTAAAAGCATTACTGATATGATGGACATGTGTGATGAAATGGTTGTAGTTTCACCGTATATGCGTGACTATTATAAAAGTAAAATAAATAATAAAAAAATTGTATATATACCAAATTATGCTCCTAGAATGTGGTTTGATCGATATTATAATGAAGACGAAATATTAAAAAATTATGAAAAAAATAAAAAGCGTCCCAAAATATTAATAACAGCAAGTGGAACACATTTTGATGTAATCAACAGAACAAATCAATCCGATGATTATACGCATGTATTACAATCAATTATAAAATCTCGCAAAGATTTTGAATGGACCTGGATGGGTGGATATCCACTACTTCTTCGTCCATTTATTGATAATGGAGAAATGATCTTTAAAGATTGGAGTCCATTATTACAATTTGCCACAGGAATGCATGATGTCGGCGCACAAGCAACTATTGCTGCATTGGCAGATAATCACTTCAATCGAGCTAAAAGTTTTATTAAATTAACAGAAGCCGGACATTTAGGATTACCATTTGCAGGCCAGGATATGGAATGTTATAAAGATGCCTTCCATAAATTTACAACTGGTGATGAAATGATTGATCAAATCAAACAAATTGTAAAAGATGAAACAATTTATATGAAAGAAAGTCGTAAAGCACGAAAATATGCTGACGGATTTTGGCTTGATGATCATCTAGAAGAACATATTGCTTTTTATACAACATCATATGGTGATTTAAAACGCAAAGAAATAGCACCAATATTAGTCAACAATAATCCAGAACAATTTCAATTATAACATATAATAATTTTTATATTCAATATATCGTTCACGTTTTCGTTTTAAATAAATTGAAGATTTTGAATTAAAAATGTTAAACATAGGATTAATAGCATTTTTACCATAAAAACAAAGTTTATATGATGTATGTCTATTTATTTTTTTAGGATAATATGTTGTATATTTTGGATAATATCCTCTTTTTATAAAAAAATTAGATAAAAATGTTAAAAATAATTTAGAACAAGTTACTATTTCTATAGAAATATATGGTCTTTTTATATGTTTTCGATTATTTTTAATTATTGAACCATCGCCATCATAACATCCTAATAAAAAAGAAAATTGCTGATCTTCGGATAAATTATTAAACCAATCTATATTAATATTTAACGTTATTGACTTTTTAGGTGTTAATCCTACTATATTTTTTAAATATAAAATAAAATCTCTATCTCTTATTTCCCATTTAATAGCCCGATTTTTATGAGTTATAAAAATTGTTCCACCAAAATAATTATATATTTTCTTTAATACTTCACTATCCAATATTGATATTTCAATACTTGCTACATAATGTTTACATTTTTTAGAATAATTAATATCTGGATATCTAATAGTTCCATCTGTTGTTATTAATCCAATTAAATAATAAAATTCATATGTATTAACAAGATTCATTATATTTGTTATTTGACAATTCCCGTGTTTTTTAAGAATAGTTTCAGTTGACATGATGTATTCCTTTCTAAATAATTTTAGCAGGACAGCAACGAGTATTCCCGTTGTTTTTAAGATGTCCCAACATCTTAAATTACTGCTATAATTATTTATTGTTTTATATTGTGTTTTCAACAAATTTTGGTAATATATCATTATGAGTTATAGAAACATCGTCTATTCTCCGTTCGATAAGGAAATTGTTCTATACACTTGGGATAATAATGCCCAACGCATAGAACAACGCATTCCTTTCAAGCCATTTCTTTATATTGAAGACAAAAATGGCCAAGATGGAATATCAATTTATAATACTCGACTAAGAAAAATTGAATTTGAAGAATCGTTTAAACGTAAAGAATTTGTAACTGCAACTCCAAGAACATTTTATAACTTACAAGCTGAACAACAATTTCTAATTCAAAAATATTTAGGATTAAATAAAGACGAAAAGTTTTCTAGATTTCCACTTAAAATATTCTTTCTAGATATAGAAACACACAGTCCTAACGGATTTCCCGATCCGCAAAAGGCTGAAGACCCAATTAGCTTAATTAGCGTATGGGATTCTATAACAGAAGGCATTTATACTTTTGGTCTTAGAAAAGAATATTTTACAAAGGATGATAGTGTCATTTATCGCTGTTTTGAAACTGAAGAGGAATTGATCAAGGCGTTTATACGATTTTGGAGAAAAGACTTTCCAGATATTGTATCTGGTTGGTATAGCGATGGGTTTGATATACCTTATCTATGTCACCGTATTAATAAAATTTATAAAGACCCAAAGGCAGTAAATCGATTGTCTCCCGTAGGTCAAGTTTTTAGAAAGGAAAATGTTCACAAAAGATTGGAAGATTATAAAGAATTGTGGACAATTTCTGGTGTAACCTCCATTGACTATCAATATGCATACAAAGTCTTTACAAAGGAAAAGAGAGCAAGCTATTCCCTTAATGCCATTGGCGAAGAAGAATTGGGGGTTGGAAAACTTCAATATAATGCAGTTTCTTTAAGCGAATTAGCCTCAAATGATTGGAATCGGTTTGTTGATTATAACATTCAAGATGTTCGATTGCTTGTTCAATTTGAAGATAAGCTTAAATATCTTGAAACTTGTCGGGAGATTGCCTATAGAGGATTAAGCCCAATAATTAATGCACTAAGTACCGTAGGAGTTGTTACCGGTTTAGCAGCACAAAAGGCTCTGGAACGCAATCGCATTATTTCAACTTTTACTCCGCAAAAGGAAGAGAACTATGAAGGTGGATTTGTTAAAGAGTCACAACGCGGACTACAAAAGTCATTATTATATTTCGATGCAAATTCTCTTTATCCAAATACCATCGTTACATTAAACGTATCACCAGAAACCAAACTTGCCAAAATAATTGAACGCAATGCAGAAAAGAAAACAATACGAATCAAAACGGTTTATGGTCAAGAATATGAATTATCCAATGATGATTTTCAAAAGTTTATAGAAAAAGAAGAAATTGCCATATCAAAATCAAACATATTATTTGCTCAAAAAACCCGTGGAATCTTTTCTGATATCATTGAAGAAATCTATGCTGAACGTGTCCAAATTAAAAAAGAACTTAAAGATATTAAAAATCTAATATCTAAATTTTCAGAAAATGATGTTAAATATAAAGAATTAAAACAAAAGTCACAACTCCTTGATATTCAACAGTATACAAAAAAGATATTTCTCAATCGGTGTTACGGTTACTTTGCAGAAAAGCATAGTCCACTTTATGATATTGATTTGGCATCTTCAGTTACATCAACAGGACAAGCATGTATTAAGCAAGCAGCAGAAACCACTAATAATTTTATAAAAGAAAAATATGGATTAGATTATGATTCCATTATATTGTCAGATACTGATTCAATTTGTTTAACAATTGAACCAATTTTACAAAAAGAAAATCAAACATTTTTAATTAATAATGAAATTAATCCTATAGTTTATCAAATTGCCGATGAAATTAATACTGAGATTGATTCTAAAATCAATAAATGGGCAAATTCTGAACTAAATTCAAAATATAGTAAATACGAATTTAAGAGAGAAAATATTTCTTCTGTTGGCGCTTTCATGATGAAGAAACGCTACATTTTAAATATTCGTGATGAAGAAGGTAAAAAGGTTGACAAATTTAAATATACTGGTGTTGAAGTTGTTCAAACAAAAACACCTAAAAAAGTAAAAGCACTTATTAAAAATGCAATCGAAACTGCCATTAAAAGGGGTGATAAAAAAGAAGTTGAAACAATATTAAAAAATACATATGAGGAATATCAAAAATTTTCTATTGAAGATTTAGCTATGCCTATTTCATTAAATGGATATGAAAAATATAAAAATCGAAGCAACGGATTTAAAACTGCCAAATCAACACCAATTCACGTAAAAGCCGCAATTTATCACAATTTACTATTAGAAAAGAAAGGATTAACAAATAAATATGAAACATTAAAAAGTGGTAGTAAAATTAAACTTATGTATGTTTTACCAAATACATATAACCTTCAAACAATAGCATTTTTAGGAAACTTTCCAGAAGAATTTAAATTAGAATTTAAACCAGACATAGAAGTGATGTTTGAAAAAACAGTATTAAAACCAATTTATAGAGTATTAGAGGCAATTGGATGGAATATTAAGAATCCGTTAATCAACGAAAAAGTAGATTTATTAGGATTATTTAGTTGAATTTTAGAATAAAAGTGATAAGATATATCAAAGGAGACAACCAAATGATAGAAAATTTAGGAAGTATAGGAAAAGAACCAAAAGTACCAACGCCATCACAAAAATTAACAAGATTACAAGAACAAATAGACTTGTTAGCAAAAACGGCCAAATACTCAGAGAACGTTGCAAAGGATACGTGTAGTCGAATTTATCGAATCGTTGGACCACAAGAAACTGGATCGTGTGATAGAAATGACAACCCCGAAATAAACAATTGTGATGTTGATACAATATATAATTTATCACGCCAAATTCAAAATAATTTGGACATAATTTTTAATGAAATAATGCGATTATAATTTAACAAAAAGGAAAAAATATGAACGAACCAATTAATGATAAAAATATTCGAATCTATCAAGACGGCATTAGCAGACTAATTATGGGGGAAGTTATTGAGGAAACACCAGA